GACAGAGGCCTTGGGCACGCGCTGCGGATCCAGCGCCTGTGCGCGCCGGCCCAATGGCGAGCGCAGGTGGACGCGATCGAAGACCCGGCCGAGCGCCAGGTGGCCGAGGACTACCTGCGCGGCATCATCGAACGGATCCGCTTGCTGCGGGCGCTGCGGGAGAAGGACAGCCAGTGAAGCACTTGGAACATCAGCACCAAGTCGCCCTGATCGCCTGGGCGCACCGCATGCGCCTGCCGCCGGCGGCCGACATTCGCCCAGGCGCCACGCTGGGCACCTATCTGCTGGCCCTGCCGATGGGCGGCAAGCGCAACCCGCGCGAGGCTGCGCGACTGAAGGCCGAGGGGGCGAAGGCCGGCGTGAGCGACCTACTGCTGCCGCTGCGCCGCCAGGGCTTCGGCTCGTTCTGGCTTGAAATGAAGGCGCCCAGGGAGAAGCCGACGCCCGCGCAGCGCGAGTGGCTCGACCTCATGCGCGAGGCTGGCTACCGGGCCGAGTGGCACGACAGCTGGACGGAAGCGGCGGCCGCGCTGGCGGACTACGTCGGCGTGAAGCCGCCCGTCTCTACAATCGCCGCGCCGCAACAGCACGAGGAACCCCGATGCAGCGCACCGTGAAAGAGCTTGTCGCCGCGATGGGCTACACCGACGCGATCGAGCTCTGCCGCGGCTGGGGCGGCCGCGAGCTGGTCGTGCCGATGAAGGTCGCGCCCGATCACCCGCTGGCGCTGCGCCTGGGCCTCGTGGCCGCCGAGAGCCTCGTGGCCGCCTTCCGAGGCCAGCGCCTGCAGCTGCCCGTCGAGCGCGACGCGCTGCTGGACGAGCGCAACGCCGCGATCGTGGCCGCAGTGAAGGCCGGCCGCAGCCGCGCTGCCGTAAGCGACGAGTTCGGCGTCAGCAGGCAGACCGTCAACTACCTGCTGCGCCGGGCCGCCGACAGCGAGCCGCCCGCGGTTGCGGGTGGCAAGGGCGAGCAGCGCGCGGAAGAATTCACGCCATGAAGCCAGAGATCATTCCCAACTGGCGCCAGTCTGTGCGCATGCTCAGTGTTCAGGTGGCAGTCGTCGCTGTAGCCTGGGGCAGCATGCCCGAGGAGTGGCAGCAGGCCGTTCTGTTGGCCGTCGGCGTGCCAGAGCACCGCGTGCCTGCCGTCTTCGGCATTCTGTTCCTGCTGGGCCGGCTAGTTCGGCAGCCGAAGACCGAGGCGCAGTCATGAAGCTGTCGGAAAACTTCACCCTCGCCGAGGCCATCCGCAGTCAAACCGCGGTGCGCCTCGGGTTGGACAACATGCCAGCGCCGGCGACTATCGATCGCATGCGCGAGACGGCCGCGATGATGGAGCGCATCCGCGCGTTCCTTTCTGCCAGGGCCGGGCGGCCGGTGCCGATCCACGTCTCAAGCTGGTTCCGCAGCCCGCCGGTGAACCGCGCCGTCGGCAGCGGCGACACCAGCCACCACGTCACCGGCGACGCTGTCGACTGGGAGGCGCCGTCGATGGGCTCGCTGCTTGAGGTTGCGCGCATGCTGGCGCCGTTCGTCGACGACCTAGGCATCGGCCAGCTGATCAACGAGTTCCCACCGAGTGGCTGGATCCACACGAGCCGCCTGCAGCCGACTCGCGCAGCGAATCGCATCATCACGATCAAGCGCGCCGGCACCTTCTCCGGCATCGTGCCGTGACCGCGCTGCCGGGCCTGGTGTCGCCCGTCCGGTGGAAGCTGCGCGCCGCGCTGGCGCTGGCCTGGCTGCTGTCGCTGGCGCTGGTGGCCGCCTGGGGCCTCTGGCAGCAGAGCCGCGCCGAGCGCGCGCATGCCGACGCGATGGCCCAGGCCGCCGAGACGGCCAGGCTTCGCGAGGAGGCGCTGCACGGCGCCCTGATCGAACAGACCCGCCGCCTTCGCGCGGCAGAGGAGGTGAACCGTGTCGCATCGAACAATCTGGCGGTCGCGCGCCGCGATGCTGCTGCCGCTGACGCTGCTCGTGCAGGCGTGCTCGACCATGTCGCCGAGCTCGAGGCCCGTGCCGCCGCCGGAGATTCCTGCACTGCCGCCGATCGCCAGGCAGCCGGCGCCGCCGCCCGAATGCTCGCCGACCTGCAGCGCCGCGCTGACGAGCGCGCGGGAATCCTGGCTGCATACGCCGACGAAGCCCGAATCGCCGGCGAGGCCTGCGAGCGGGCCTACGACTCCCTGAAGGAACCGACGCCATGAAAACGATCCGCAACACGCTGGCCTCGTGGCTGGAGCGCTTGGCAGCATGGGTTCGGCCTGAAAACGAAACCAGCGGCGGCGGCGGAGGCGGCGGCCCGCAGCCCGTAAAGTAGGCCGTGTGGCTCCGCGAAAGTCGTCACCGCCTGAACCAGATTCGCGACTCAGCGATGAAGACAGGCGAGTACTCGCAGACGCGAGCGAGCGACTGCGCGAGCGTGAGCATTGGAGGTGGCTATGGACAATGATCGCTCGCGTCATCAAGTGGGCGCTGGCGTGCATGGCGGGGCTCACGGTCGTGCACGAGTTCGCGCTGCGAGTCTGGCGATCGATTCACGGGCCGTAGGCTGGCTGCACGTGATCGACGACGTCATGCGTCGCTGGGACTGGCTGCCGACGTGCACCCTTTGGGCCTCGCTGCTGATCGTACTGGCGCAGGCTCTAGACAGGCGCCCGCCGCTTGAACTGCTGCGGGTATACCCAGCCGAGGCTCGCGCCGGCGAGGTGGTGACCATCTACGCTGAAGTGCTGCGCGATTCGTCGCGGCACTGCGAGGTCGACGTGTACCGACGCCTGCACGATGCCCGCGGCAAGACGTGGGATTACCCGCATGCCCACTTCAGCGCCGAAGCTTTCGCAATGACGGAAAGCAGCACGCCCGGCCGCATGGCGCCGACGTTCGTGCTGCCCGCAACCGCGGCGCCCGGGCCGGCGGGAATCACTACCAGCCTGCGCTATCGCTGCAACAAGACCCACGCCCTATGGCCGATCATGCTCACCCACACACTGCCGCTCACGGTACTGCCGTAGCGCTGCTGCTTGCCGGCGCGGCCCTGCACTACGGCTGGGCGCTGGCCCCGATCGAGCACCAGGCGCAGATCTGGAATGCGGCCGGCGCAGCCGTGCGCGCTGGGCTGCTCGTTGCTGCGCTGATGATGGCAGCCGCGATAGGCGCCCGCAGCCGCTGGTTCACCGCCCTTGCCGCGTGGTGGCTGGCCGAGGAGGCGCTGGTCGTCGGCTGCAGCCTGGCCTACATCGCAAGCCCTTGGCACGTTCCGCCCGGCGAGGCGCAGTGCAGCGCGCTACTGCAGCACGACCTCGGGGTCTACGGACTCGCGGCCGTGGCGCTGCTCGCGCTGTACCGGCCGACCTGTAAAAGTTGACAGGTATGCGCGCAAGTGCCGTTTGCGTAGATTCATCGAATCATGGTCATTATCCGCTGCATTCGGCGCCTCTTTCGCATAAGTGCAACGGAGGCAGCGGTCGCTGTCGTCGTGGTGCTGGCGGTCGTGCAGGCGCTGGTCGAGTTCTGGCTGTGGCTGGCGGCGCCGCCTGGGTGATTCGATGACCAGCAAACGCAGCGGCGCCAGCGCTGCGGGTGTGGTATGGCGCCCGATGCCCCCTTCCGCTCTGGCCGACGAGCTCTTCGACCTGACCTTCGCGCCGGCGCCCGAGCTGCTCGCCTGGGTGCGCGCGACGTTCATCAACCCGGCCGGCCCGCTGGCGAACCCGGACCGCGCGCACCTGCAGGATGCCGCGCTGGGCTTCCTGTGGGCATCGTCGGGCTACGTCAGCAAAGGCCGCCGGGTCGTCGGCACGGCCGAAGACACCGTCATGGCCGGCATGGGCAGCCCGTGGAAGCGCGCCCGCGCCGAGCAGCAGCTGCGCGAGTGGTTCGGCGCCGTGCCGCGCTTCGTGATCACGGTCGACGCCTTCTACTGGCGCGAGGCCGACGACGCCGCGGCCTGCGCGCTGGTCGAGCACGAGCTATATCACCTGGCGCACAAGACCGACGAGTTCGGCGCGCCCGCCTTCACGAAGGACGGCCAGCCGAAGCTCGGCATCGTCGGCCACGACGTCGAGGAGTTCGTCGGCGTGGTGCGCCGCTACGGCCCGGGCGACCCCGACGGCAGCGTCGCGCGCCTGGTGATCGCGGCCGCCGCCGGGCCGCGCGTGGAAGAGGCGCGGATCCGCCACGCCTGCGGGGTGTGCGCGGCGAAGGTGTGACCGCGCAGACCTGCCCCCTACAATCCGCTGCATCATGGCGAAGCTAGACGATCCGGTGAAGGTGTTCATCGTGCAGGCGCTGGCCTGCTATGACACCCCGCAGCAGGTGGCCGACCTCGTGCGTGAGGAGTTCGGCATCGACGTCACCCGCATGCAGGTGCAGGCCTACGATCCGACGAAGCGCAAGGGCGGCGAGATCTCGGCGAAGCTGAAGGCGCTCTTCGACGCCACCCGGAAGGAGTTCCTCGAGGAGACGGCGAAGGTGCCCATCGCCTCGCAGGTCTACCGGCTGCGCAACCTGCAGCGGCTCTTCGAGAAGGCCCAGGCGCGCGGCAACATGGCGCTCGCCGCGGCGCTGATCGAGCAGGCCGCGAAGGAAGTCGGCGGCGCCTACACGAACCGGCGAGAGCACAGCGGGCCGAACGGTGGCCCGATCCCGGTGAAGAACGAGAACGTTACGACACTGCCGGATGCCGACCTCGAACGCATTGCAGCAGGCGGCGGCCCGTGAGCTGCTGCGCCGGCGACGCGGGCGCGCATCGCTGGCCGGCTACGCGAACGCGATCGAGATCCCTGGCAAGCCCGCCAGCGACGACCCGGACGAGTGGCTCTTCAAGCCCGTAGAGTCGGGCGTGGCCGCGCACCACCTGCTGGTGCTGCAGGCGATCGAGCGCGCCGCTGCTACGCGCTACGGCCGCTTCATGATCTTCATGCCGCCAGGATCGGCGAAGTCGACCTATGCCAGCGTCGTCGCGCCGACCTACTTCATGGGCAAGCAGCCCGGAACGAAAATCATCCTCGCCAGCTACGGCAGCGACCTTGCGCGCAAGCACGGCCGCCGCGCCCGGCAGATCGTGCGCTCGCCGCAGTTCGCCAGCCTCTTCGGGTGCACGATCTCGAAGGACAGCAGCGCGGCGAACGAATGGGCGCTCACGAACGGCTCGGAGTACCTCGCCGCGGGCCTGCTGGCCGGCCTGACCGGCAACCGGGCGCACGGCGCGCTGGTCGACGACCCCATCAAGGGCCGCGAGCAGGCCGACAGCCCGACGATCCGCGAGAAGACCTGGGAAGCCTACGTCGACGACCTGCAGACTCGCCTGATACCGGGCGGGTGGCTGGGGCTGGTGCAAACCCGCTGGCACGAAAACGACCTAGCCGGGCGGCTGCTGCCGCAGGGTTACGCCGGCGAGTCGGGTCTGATCAAGTGCACCGATGGGCGGGTGTGGGAGATCATCAACCTGCCGGCCGAGTGCGAGCGCGCCGACGACCCGCTGGGCCGGCCGATCGGCGGCATGCTGTGGCCGGAGTGGTTCGACGCCTCGCACTGGGCGCCCTTCCGCCTGCAGTCGCGCACCTGGGCGTCGCTCTTCCAGCAGCGGCCACGCCCCGACGAGGGCGGAATCTTCAAAGAGGCCTGGTGCCGCGAGCGGTGGCGCCAGATCCCGCGGCAGGCGAATGTCATCGTGCACAGCTGGGACACAGCGCAGAAGCCCGAGGAGATCAACGACCCGACGGTGGGCACCGTGTGGCAGTTCGGCCAGGACGTGCCCGGCTATCACTTGCGGGAAGTCTGCCGCGAGCGCATGGACTACCCTACGCTGAAGCGGAAGGTGAAGGCCTACGCCGAGCGCGACAGGCCGGCCGCCATCCTGATCGAGGACAAGAGCAGCGGGCAATCGCTGATCCAAGACCTGCGCAGCGAGACGAGCCTGCCGATCATCGCGATCGAGCCGCTGCGCGACAAGGTGTTCCGGGCGAACGAGGTGTCTGCGATGGTCGAGGCCGGGCTGCTGCTGCTGCCGGAGTCGGCGCCCTGGCTGGTGGACTTCGAGGGCGAGTTCTTCGGCTTCCCGCTCTCGACGCACGACGACCAGGTGGACAGCGTCACGCAGTTCCTCAAGTGGGTGCGCACGTGGGCCAGCCGCATAGAATCGGCCGGCGCTGGCGTGCTTCGCCCGATGGCCGAGCAGGCGATGCGCGAGAACCGCGGCGCCAGCAGCCTCGGCATCGGAAGCGCCGGCGAGAACATGGACGGCTTCGCATGAAGCGGGGGTGATGATGGCGACCGAACCGATGATTCCCGAGCCGATCGACCCGCCGGTCGAAGCAGACCTGCGCGAGATCGCGCGCGCCGAGGATCCAGCCTCGCCGCTCTCGCTTGAGAGCCTGCGCGCCGTCTCGCCCTACGTCACCCTGCTGTCGGCCACCGACTCCGTGCTGCAGCAGAAGGGCGGCATCGGGAACCTGTCTGTCTACTCCGAGCTGCTGCGCGACGATCAGGTGTCGACGTGCTGGGCGCAGCGGCGCCTTGCGCTCACCAGCTGCGACACCGTGGTCGAGCCCGGCTCCGACGATGCCGCCAGCCAGGCCGCGGCCGAGGCCCTGCAGGCCGAGCTCGACGGCATGAATTGGGACGACGTCACCGACAAGGCCCTCTTCGCCGCGTTCTACGGCTGGGGCGTGGCCGAGGTGCTGTGGAAGCCGGCCACCGCCGGCAGCCTGACGCCGAGCGTCAGCTTCGACCGCGTGGTAGTGCGCGACCGCGCGCGCTTTCGCTTCGACCGCGACGGGAACGCCTACCTCTTCGCCAGCGGCAGCGGCTGGCGCCAGGTGCCGCCGCGCAAGTTCTGGTCGGTGAAGTTCGGCGGCGACCATCACGACCAGCCCTACGGCCTGGGACTGGCGCACGCGCTCTACTGGCCGAGCTTCTTCAAGCGCAACGACATCAAGTTCTGGCTGATCTTCCTGGAGAAGTTTGGCCAGCCCACGGCGATCGCGAAGCTCACTAAGGCGCAGCTCGAGGACGAGACGCAGCGAAAGAACGCGCTGGCCGCGCTGCGCCTGATCGCCACCGACGCCGGCGTCGTGGTGCCCACGAACGACCAGGGCGAGAGCCTGATCGAGCTGCTAGAAGCCGCCCGCAGCGGGGCCGCCGACTACGAGGCGATGAAGCGGGCGATGGACGAGGCCATCGCGAAGGTGATCCTCGGGCAGACGATGACGACCGAGAACGGCAGCAGCCGGGCTCAGGCCGAGGTGCACCTGAGCGTGCGCCAGGACATTGTCGAGGCCGACGCCGACCTGCTGTGCGGCAGCTTCAACCATGGGCCGGTGAAGTGGTGGTGCGAGTGGAACTTCCCTGGCGCGACGCCGCCGCGGGTGTATCGGCAGACCGAGGTGCCGGAAGACCTGGCGCAGCGTGCCGACCGCGACACGAAGATCCACGCGCTCGGCTTCGACCCTGACGAGGACTACATCCTCAAGACCTACGGCCCGGGGTGGAAGAAGCGCGACAACCCGCTGCAGTCTATCGTCGCCGCGATGGGCGGCGGGCCTTCCGAGCCGCCGCCCGAGTTTGCCGAGGGCGAGCCCGTGGCTCTGGCAGCCCTGCGCGCCGCGCGCCGCGCCGATCAACGCGCGCTGTACGAGGCCGCCCGCATGTTCGCCCGCGATGCGCAGTCGATCACCGGCAAGCGCGTCGAGCAGCTGCTGCAGGCCGCGGAGTTCGCCGAGGATCCCGAGGTGTTCACGCGCGGCCTCGACGAGCTGCTGGCCGAGAAGCCGCCCGAGGGCACGATGCAGAAGCTGACGCGGGCCATCGTCACCTCGCGCCTGCTGGCCGCCTGGCGGAATCAGCGGCGCCGGCCGGCGTGAGCCTGCACATGCGCGTGACGATGGCCGACTTGCGCGAGGCCATCGCCGCGGCCGAGGCCGTCGACGACCTGATCACCGAGGCTGCCGAGTTCGCCGCGCAGCACGAGGCCGACACCGGCGTCGTCGACTTCCTCGACGTGCTCTCCGGCGGCGCCTTCGACGTGGCACCCGAGCGTGCGATCGACTTCTTCCGCGCGAAGGGCCTGCGGCCGACATTCAGCTACGCCGACATGCTGGGCGAAGCGCACGACCACGCCTTCACGGTGGCAAAGATGATGGACGTGGACATGCTGGGCCAGGTGCGGGCCTCGCTCGACTCGGCGCTGGCGAACGGCACAACCTTCGCCGACTGGCGGAAGGAAATCGAGCCTGTGCTCAAGTCGGGCGGATGGTGGGGCCGGCGTGAGGTGGTCGACCCGCAGAGCGGGCTCCCGACTCAGGCGCAGCTGGGCAGCCCGTGGCGCCTTGAGACGATCTTCCGCACCAACATGCAGACGGCCTACAGCGTGCAGGCATGGCAGGAGATTGAGGCCCAGGCCGATCTCGCGCCGTTCCTCATGTATGACGCCGTCGACGACTTCCGCACGCGCGAGCAGCACCGGCGCTGGGATCGAACGGTGCTGCCGTGGAATCACCCGTGGTTCAAGACCCACTATCCGCCCCTCGGGTTCAACTGCCGCTGTGGCGTGATCCAGCTGTCAGAGGACGAGCTCGGCGCGATGGGCCTGTCGCCGAACGAGCCGCCCGAGGATGGCACCTACCGCTGGCGCAACCCGCGCACGGAGATCGTCGAGCGTGTGCCAGATGGCGTCGACCCGGGCTTCGACCACAACAGCGGCGAGGTGTACCTAGCGAAGCTGCGCAGGCTGGCAGCCGAGCGCGTGCAGCAGCTACCCGAGGACATGCGTGCGGCGGCCCAGGCCGGCCTCGCCAGCGAGCCGATGCAGAGCGCCGCGGGCAGGGCCAGCGTGATCGTTGTCGACCTGGCCGGCGACGTGCAGACGGCGTCGAAGCTGAACGCGCTGATCTCAGGCCCGATCGTGGGGTACATCGAAGCGCGGCTGATCGGCGCGCAGCCGTCGCCCGTGGAGCTTGCCGCCTTCGAGGCTCTCACGCGGGCGCAGCGGGCCGACATTGAGCGGCGCATCGCGCTCGGGGCCTAGCCCAGCAGCTGACGCACG